TTATACAATATACTTGTTTTATGTGTCTTTTGTGTACGATTTGTGACCTATTTAATCAACCTTTTTAAGTAGTGTTTTTGCCTTTAATAAAGGGACCACTGATTTACCTACTATAAAATTAGCATCAACATTAAAGACCCTGCAAATAGTCGCTAAATGTTCAAGTGAGAAATGTGCATCTCCTGCTTTAACTTTTCTAATATTCTGTTTCATAAAACCTATCTCACGACAAAACTCAGCCTGAGACTTAACCAATCCTAATTGTTTAAGAATGATAGATAACTCTAATATTTTTGCGTCAGTTGCGTTCATAATTTCTAGGTATTATGTTAAAGTTTGATAAAATTAGGTTTCCTGTAATAGAGTTCGTTAAGAATTGTTTACCCTTGCAAAACAATACCACAATAACTGAGTTGTTAATTTTACCCCCCCCCCAAAAAAATGCTTTATTTATTGTTTAGGTTGCTTTTTAAAAAAGTTCTATTATCCTACTGGAAATGTCATTTATTCTTTAGACGTTCATTTTCTGCCAGTACTCGTTGTAGTTCGTCTTCTACTCTTTTTAAAGAAGATTCTAAAAGCTGAATCATTTTGTCTTTTAACCCGCTGTCCTGAGATGGCGGTTTTTCTTTTTCTATTGGTGTAAATTCTACATTAATGTCATTGTCTTTTATTCCAAAGCCTTTCTTAAACTTTTCTATAAAGGATTTAGAAGGTTTTATTTTTTTATTCATAATACGAGAAACCCCGCTTTTCGATATTCCTGTTTTTTCTGCAATTTCCGTGTTGTTAGGACGGGAAGTAAACCGTTTTAGCAGCTCCTCCAGTTCTCTTTCTCCATCAAATTGATAAATTTTAACCATTATATTTAAAATAAGTTGAGTAAAGTTTGCGTGTTGTGTAAATGTTGACTATTTTTGACACCAACAAATAATGAATATTCAAAAGTAACAAATTAAATATTAAAAAAACTAATTATGATGATGAAAACAGCAATTTTAAGGCAATTAATAGGAGATAGATTATTAAAAGATAAGATTTATACTGAGTTGCAGATCACGCAAGAAACTATAGGACAATCTTTTAGAAGGTGTTTAAAGCAAGGTAAACCATCTGGAGACAGTCACAGCGATGAAGTAATAAACATCATTAAAACACACTTAAACCTTAATAATACAGAGTTATATGACAACTAAAAACCAACAAGAATTAGAAAGAACATTAAGAGTAGGAACTAAAGTGTTACTATTTAATGCAAGTTTAGCGGTACTATTATTAATTATAACCTTAATAAGATGTTAAGCGCAACAGATGAGATTATTTTACAAATGTTACTAACTAAAGCAGGTAATACAATAGATACCAAACAAGAGGAGGTATTAAGTAATCGTAAAATGATTAATAATATAGTAAGATCAGACCTCGATAAAACTAAGGCTAAAATGTGGGTTAAAAAAAATTTGAATAAAAAGTTGACTAAATGTTGCGTATGAACTAAAAGTTGACTAAATTTGAATATTCAAAATAAGATAACCACTAAAACAGAAATCAAAATGGAAGCAACGCACAATATTAATTATGAAGGAATAGACTTCGAGATTAAAGGAGACTATGAAGCAGCGGACGAGACAACAGGATACAGAGGAGGTTGGTCAACTGATTTAATAATGATAAACGGAAACGATATGTACTGGATGCTAAACGAAAGTGCAATAGAAAAAATAAACGAAATAGTAATCGAACAAAATTATTAAGAATGAGTAACAATTGGATTAACAAAACAGCAGGCGAAAAGAAAGCCGAAGCCTTAGAAGTAATTAGAAAATACAACGAGAGAATTAACCAAGAAAAAAACAAATAAGATGAAAGCAACGATAAACAAAATAATGCAGGATCTAAGTTTTAATTATTTGATCCACAATTTAGGAATTGAACCAGCACCAAAAGAAACACCCGCAGATAAATTCAATGAATGGATGAAAGCAATGGGAAATATTTATTACCACGATCACGAATCAATGATTAAAGCATACGAAAAAGTAAACAACATCTAAAAAATAGAAATTATGAAAGACACAATTTTAAAATCAATAGCACAAGGAACAACAGTATTAATCTTCTCAGCAATATTCGTATTAGTATTAATGTATGGGGACCTAAGCTAACGAGATGAGCAAAGAAGAAAAATTAAAGGCAGGAATTGCGATAATGATACTCTTTGTGTCTAGCTGCCTAATCGGATTATTAATGATAATATTTTAACCACAAAAAAACAAAGATTATGGAAAATGTAAATGTATTACTTGAAATCATTTCAGAGTTGAGGGCAGAAAACAAAGCCTTAAAAATATCTGACAAAGAAAAAGGAGAATCATTAACGTACTGGTTTGACAGAGTAATGGAAATCGAAAAAGAGCAAAAAGAAGTTTTAACCGCTTCATTAAGTTAACCACAAAAACTAGAAATTATGGAAACCAAAACAGACTGGAGACAATTCAGAAAAAGCACCCACTTAGCGAGTGCAGATTTAGAAGCGTTAGAAACGCAAGGAAAGGCTTTAATATTCACAATTAAAGAAGTAAAGTACCAACAAGGTGTAGACGTATCAGGTACTAAAATGGATGGGATTTTTTGCTACTTCATGGAAGATATAAAGCCGTTAAAATTAAACTCTACTAACAACAAAATATTAGCAGGATTTGCAAGGAAAGATGGTTTAGTAGGTGGCGAATGTCATGTAATAGAGAATTGGAAAGGTATGAGAGTTGAGTTCTACGTAGATCATAACGTTAAAATGATGGGCGTTACTACAGATGGAATCAGAATAAAACCAATACAGCCAAAAGAGAAAGTCAAACGTGATTTTACAGAAGCTAATTTCGAAGCAGCTAAAAAAGCAAATGCGACAATTGAACTAATCAAAAAATCTTATTTAATAACTCCAGAAATGGAAACCAAATATACCAATTATGAAAGCAGTACAAATATCACAGCGTAGTAAAGAATGGTTTGATCTAAGATTAGGGAGGTTTACAGCTTCCCAAATTGACAACATATTAGGAGTTAAAGGACTTGGATTGACTGGCGAGTCCTACATCTTTGAGAAAGCAGCGGAAATAGTTTTCGGAGCAGATGAAGATGAAAGTTTTGTTTCTTATGATATGCAACGAGGAACGGAATTAGAGCCGATAGCCTTCGCTAAATTCAAGGAGTTGAAAGAGTTGGAATTTATAGATGTTCAAGAAACTTCATTTTTTGTATTAGGAGATCATGCAGGTGCAAGTCCTGACGGTTTAGTAGGTAATGATGCGATACTAGAAATCAAATGCCCACGACCAATGAAGTTTTTTAAACTCGTTAAAGACAACCAAATTGACAAAGTTTATATGTCTCAAATGCAGATGCAAATGTTATGTACTAACTCAGTAAGAGCGCACTTCTTTAACTACATCATTTACAACGGTGTCGAAATGTGGCACGAGATAATAGTAGATCGTGACGAGAAGATTATAAAATTAATAAAAGACCGTTTAGCAGAAGCGGTTAAAATCAAAGGAGAATTTATAGGTTACTTAATAGATAATAAACAATTTTAAAAACAGAATTATGGAAGTTACAGGAAAGATTAAAGTAGTAAATGCGGAACAACAGATTAGTGCAAGTTTCAAGAAAAGAGAATTAGTAGTTGTAACCAGCGAAGAATATCCGCAGCCTATTATGATAGAATTTACACAGGATAAATGTGATCTTCTAAACAAGTATAAAGAAGGCGATTCTGTAAAGGTTTCAATCAATTTAAGAGGGAGAGAATGGGTTAATCCACAAGGAGAAACAAAGTACTTTAATAGTATTCAAGGCTGGAGAATTGAAAAACTAGAAGTAGAAGCACCGCAGCAAGAAGCACCAGAACCCGCTACAGTTTCAGCAACGGAGGAGTCAGATTTACCATTTTAATATTAACAGCCCCTTTTAATCGAGGGGCTTAATTTAACCTTAAACAAAATAAAATGAAAAATAAAGTATTCTTATTCGGTTGTCTATTCGGTATTGGTTTCTCTTATTTAGTAGACAAGATTTTAGATTTTATAATAAAGATTATTTTAATATTTAATTAAATGAAAGAGATAAAATGATACCAAACAACCAAAAAGAAACACACATTAAACTACTGGCTCAGGTCTTATTCAACTACATAACAGATTTAAAAGCAGACAACTATTTCACGGGTAAATTTAAAATGTTTGTCAATTCCTTCATAAATCAATTAGCAGAAGTAGAAAAGAAAAACTTTGATAAAGCTTTAGAATTAGAAGAAGAAGCTGCAACGATTACTTATAACGTAGTCGACCAATTTTATAGACAAATGGCAAACGTTCCTGTTTGGGATATGCAGAACATTGGTCAAATCGTAGACGCTTATTACACGGATCAAAAAAGTATTGAGGGAATAACTAAAAAAATATTAAGATAAAATGGCAAATTGTAAAATAACAAAAGTAGTAGAATCTAAGATAACAGACTTATTCTATCATAAGAATAAAACAGTAACAGAAATCTATAGGTTACTTCATGGTAATTATAACAGAGAAATGATGGCGAGACTAATAGCTAAAAAAGAATTAAAAATTGAAAAACAGCGAACAATAAAACAGACTAATACAGATAATTTTTTAATAATAGAATCAAGTTTAAATTTCTTATAAATGAAAAGACCTAAAAATTTAGAAGTAGCAACAGTATTAAAAGAAAAGAAACTACTTAAAAGTGTACTCTGGGAAGTACGACCTAAAGACTGGAGCGAAAACCATTACAAAGAGTGGAAATCTATTTTAACAGGAGTAGAAATAAAAGAAGTTAAAGCAGACAACCCCCGCAAAAACTTACATAATAAGGTTAAAGTGATCCGTTTAAGTGATAATACAATCTTTGACAGTATAGGAGACTGCAAGAAAAAAGAAGGCATACACGGGATATTAATGAGGAGTTTA